CACCCGCACCTCCACCTCCGCCATTATTTGCACCAGTAGCACCAGAACCGCCACCACCCCCTCCTGCTATGACAAGATATTCAACAGGAAAAGGTCCTGGCCAATTGCTTGCACCTTTTTCTCTTTGTTGGTCACTAATAGACCAAATACCAGACGCAGCAGAAGTACTTACAGTCTTCTCTGCTCCAATAATTCCGCCGTTAGAACGCATTAGCTAATTTCTTCGTAGCTACAAACAGCCTCCAAATCGGAGTTTGCGCTTGCTGTTAAGCGGAGAGTATCGCCCTCCTCTAAATAAATTGATTTAGAAATAATATCCAATGTTGCATCTGCGGGAACATTAACTGTTTTAGCAATATGATACGCAGTAGAAGAACGGAATATATCTACGTTTATGTCAGCCGAACTTGTACCGTCAATATTTGATACATAAAGAGCATTAACTTTAAAAACTTTTCCTGACGCACCACTGTTTGTAACGATTGCTGTTGCAGAAGTCGTTACAGCAAGAACTGCTGTTTTGCCCGTAATTGTCGCTACGTTTACTATATTTGGTGCTGCCATAATTTCTCCTTGTTAACCGAAAACAATCGCCATAGCGATTGCCTTACCCGTTGACGCTTTTGTATCCAACTGTGTTTGAATAGCAGAAGTTACACCGTCAAGATAACCGATCTCTGTGTCGGAAACATTTGCAACAACTGCTTGCTTATTGTTTAATTGTGTTTGAATAGCAGATGTAACGCCATCAAGATAACCAATTTCGGTATCCGATACGTTTGCAACAACTGCTTGATAAACCGTTGGTGTAGCCCACTCAAGACCTGTTGCTGTACTAGAATTTGCTCTTAAAACAGTTCCGTTTGCACCAACTGTTAATTTTGAAATAGCGTTATCAGCTGTGCCAGCAATTAAATCACCTTTTGCATCAATAGTGTTTAATACAGTATCAATAGGAGTAAAACCTATCTCAACCCAATTATTGCTATAATAAACAAATGTTGCGCCAGTAGATGAATCATACCAAATTTGTCCAGCAATTGGGTCTGCTGGAGCTGATGCTGAAACTTGAGCAGCCATTGCTGTTCCGCCCAACTCAACCCAATGTGAATCATAATAAGTAAACGATTGAGCAGTGTCAGAATCAAACCACATTTCTCCTTCAATCGGAGATGCTGGCGGAGAAGAACTTACAGTTACAGAAGTGATTCCTGAACCTGAACCGATTTCAACCCATTGAGAATCATAATAAACAAAAGTTTTACCGATATCTTCATCAAACCATAATTGACCAATCTCAGCAGAACCCGGCGGGTTTGCTGAAACAGTAGCACCGCTTACAACTGCTACATCAACTAAAGTTTGGCCGGTAAGATTAGGCATATTCAACACCGCTGACTGTAAATGTTACGGCATTAGCTGTTACCTGATCTACATGTAATTTACTGTTTGCCGGGATAACTACTGAAGTGTTATAGAACACAACATTATTTGACAACACATTAACATTACTCAAAATTTTATTACTAGCCGCAGGGGAAGCAGCACCTACAAGAATATGAATACTGCACACAGCGTTAGAGCTGGTTGTATTACAAAGGTTAATGTTTTTGATAATTGAATAATTTCCTACAGTATTAGCTGTAGTGTAAACATTAGAACCCGTAGAACTAGTTCCTATATAAAAACTTTTTGGTGTTAGATTAGCCATTTAAACCCCCATCCACATTAAAACTTCATTATCGTAAGTTGTGGTATTCATATCTTGTATAGTAATTGCATCAAGAACATGATCTATAAGTGCTCCAGAGTTATGAGCAACAGCTGTTGTGCCATCATACCCTCTTTGAGATACTGTAAAAACATTAGTTGATCTAGACGAAATTAAAATTTTTTCTTCTGCACTAACACCGCGATCAATAACTACAACAAAAGGGTTGTCGCCGCTTGGGTAAGTAGAACCGTCTACTGCGGTAAAAGAAGTTGCGGAATTAGACAATGAAGAAGCTAATGCTGTTTGCAATACTGCGCCATTAAATTCTCTTCGCAACATGATATCTCCTTAATCTATGCTGATATCAAGATCGCCTGTAGCAATTCTTAAAGTATCTCCAGCATCTGTTGTTTTATTCGTAGTAAGTGTCCCATGAACAAGCATATTGCCCGATGTTGAAGCATCAAATATGGCAATAGCTACTGTCGTAGCGGCTGGCATTCCGGTGAAGTCAATATTCGCTGAATTTGAAGTTGCACCGCTAGAAGCAGCAGAGAACGCAGCTGTTTGACGAGCATAACTACCACCAGTAACTTCTGTTCCACCACCAGCATCACCAGGAGCAGCAGTAAACAATGCAACATAAACTGGGCTTGGCATTGTATATGATGTTGTTCCTAAGAAGTGATCTAGGAGTTTGTTTTCTAAATAATTTGTTAAATTGCCGGCCATCTGTTAATCCTCCTGACTATTATAGTACACTTCTTTTTCTTCATCACTAGGTAATCGGAAGTTTGGAAGTCTTAATAGCAAATTGGCTTCTTCGGCAGAAATTTCTGCCATTTTATTCTCTCTTGAAAATTTTAAACCGCTTTTTGTAACATACCCAGCACCACTTTCAAAGTAAATTAAAACACTATCTGCTTCGTTATCTGTGGTAACTTTTTCTTCAATAATTTCTTTTTTAATAACTTTCTTTACAGGTTGTTTTTTAACCGGTGCAACATCTTCGCTTTTTACAATGTTATCTCTATTTGTCATGTTATATATCCTATCATCAATATATGATTAAATCAATTATACACAATTATGGCGGGGAGGTTTTACCCTGCCCCGCCATGAATTGATATCTAATTCAAATTAGAGTGTACGAAGTTTTACGTTCTTTGCAATAACATAAGAATCAAGATTCTCAACATTATTAGCAACTCGCATAAACTGAGTGTACTCAATTGTGTCGGTTTTTGGTTGGAACTGACGGTACACTGTGATGTCACGGTGTAGACCGATTACCTTGTTATTTGGGAAGGTAAGTGCTACATAACCATGTGAACCCGATGTTGGCGAATAATCACCGGCAACAGTTTCTGGCATCAATGGGATTTCAATCAATGGAATACCATATGGTGCAAGACCAGTTGCTCCTGGACCGCCATTTGCACGGATAGCACCGTTCATGAACGCCTGCTCACCAAATGTTGAGCCTGGAGCCGGAGCGCCAGATGTTGCGGCTGTTGCAGAGTTTGGATTCTGCAAGCTGAACGCTGTATCTTGTACAACACCTGCACCAGAGAAGAAGCGAAGTTCGCCTCGGCGTTGCAGGTATTTTGTTGGCATGTTACGAAGAACTCTGTCGTATGTTGCACGGGAAACATTGTTTCCTGCTTCATCAACAACAGTTGCACCTGCAAGAGCAAGCTTAACAAAGCCATCAAGTGCCTTAAGAAGAGCATTGTTTGACGATGTATTGCCATTGATCAACAAGTCATCAAGGTCGTTAGCTGTTTGACGAGCCATTACTTGTGCAAGATGATCTTCAAGCGAAGCACCTTCAATATTGTCTTCAAGAGACTCTGTGCTCAATTCCCAGTCAAGACGAAGCTTGACACTTGACAATGAAACTTTTGTAAAAGTTACTGCTGCATTAGAACCGGTTTCGGTTGCTTCTGTAGCTTTTGACATGAGCCTTGTGCCAACAGATACTTTGTCAATATCCATTGTCGGTGTGCGCATGCGCACAACGCGAGAATTCTTCATGAGGTTTGATTGATCAACTACGAAATCAATAAAACGATTTGATTGCTCTGCATTAAGCAGACCACCTGACGCATTGCCAACGACACTTGTAGTTACTTCGTTAGCTTTAGCGAGGATTTCTTCTTGTGTTGCCATAGTAATTTCCTCCTATTATGACTTGTAGCCCAAGGAGCTAATTACACCCTGTGGCAAATACATGTTTCCCCAAAATGATTTAGGTGCTGACTTTACCAGTTGCACATCTTCATCATCTTCTGAGTCAACGCTTTTCTTTACAGCACCAGCTTGAGCGAACTCCTCAACCTTTGCCGTTTGAACTTCCAGAGCTTTTTCAGTTGCTTCCAACTTCTCAGCCAACTCTGCTTTCTGAGTTTCTACGCTCTTGGCTACTTCTTCAATCTTTGCATTAACATTCTCTTCAACTTCTTGTTTAAAGGAAGTTGCGAAATCAGTCAATTTCTGATCAATTACTGAACCAAGCGCTTCTTTAAGAACTTCAATATCCATTTCTTGTTCCTCCACTTGTTTGACATCCACTTCCACTTCAGTTGAAGTTTCAGTATTATGCTCGGACTTTTCTAGTCCTAAATTATCTTCTGGCGCAAGCCAATTGATAAACTTCTTAATTAAAGACAGTTTATTATCTGTCAATGAATTTTCCATAGGTTTAACATTATCATAATCTGCATCATTTTGCAATTCAATATCAATAAAATCTTCATTTAAATTATCTTCATCAAAAGGTAATGTTAGTTCTAACAATAATTCAAGTAAAATCTCTTCTTCATCTTCAATAGAGTAGCTTTTGTTTTTCATGTTTTTATATCTCTCAAGAAGTCTTCTGCCTTTAGCCGCCAACCTAGCTGCGTCTTGCATATCTTGAGGGACAGGTTCACCCCAGGCGGCAGCTGATAGAGCAAGCCTAGTCGGTCTACCTTTATCATCTTTCATTGGACCAGATGGATTGGTAAAAAATCTGGTAAGGAAAGAACCTTTCCTGCGCATTTTTTCTGGAGTGTTGGCTGGGCCTTTAACTCCTGGCTTTAAGTTAGCCCCTTCAGTTTGTTTGAAGTGCCTTCTGCCAGCAGCGGTTAATCCACCTTTAGGG